GACGTATAGGTGCTGATAAATACCTTCTTGATCAGGTGCGTGCTCAAATGAATTTCCCTGCTACTATTAGCGCCATTCGTTCCTTATCAGCTAAATGGCCACAGGCTCACGCTAAGTATGTGGAAGATAAAGCGAATGGACCTGCTGTTATTGCGACTCTTAAAAGAGAAATTAGTGGGCTTATACCTGTAAATCCTGAAGGTGGTAAAGTCGTAAGAGCACAAGCGGTCTCGCCAGCAATTGAAGCTGGTAATGTGTTTCTTCCTGATTCAAGTATCGCTCCTTGGATTCATGATTTTATAGAAGAGTATGCTGCCTTCCCGAACGGGGCGAATGATGACCAAGTGGACTGTGGAACACAGGCAATTAACAAGCTAGAAAACGCAAACGTTCCTGTTGGTAGAGGGATTTCTGTCAATGTGAGCGGAATGTTTGATTAAACAATAGCAAGGAGGTGAAAAAACATATGCCTAGTATCCTCAATCGAATTTTTGATTTTATTGGACGCAGAAGTATACCCGAACCCAATCAATTCGACAAAGGAAACACCTTAGATAGTATGCCTGTAGTTTCTTATGCGGAGTCTCCGAACCTTTATATTTTTGACCAATTCAAAGTTGCTATAGATCGTATTTCAGTTATTAGAGAAGTAGGCGAATTACTCAAAAAAGATTTGCGTTTTCAAGTAACGAACTCTCGGTTAACAGCAGATGCTACCCGTGGGGGATTTAAAGTTATTGTTCAAGGTTCTGAAGCAGACCGAGAACGTCAGCGTCGACAAGGTAAGCAAATGAAGCGCCTTACACCGGGTGCAAATATCGCACAACAGGTTGTCAATGATTTATTAAAACGAACCAAACTTTCGGCTAAATCTACGGAGTACGCTCGTGCGCTTACACGAGACGGAGACTTGTTTTTAAATCCTATAGTTGATTTGCAAGCGGGGCTTATACTGGACGTTCGGCGGGCTCCTCCACTAACGATAAAACGAAATACTGACGAATTTGGAGAGTTTCCAGATATCGAACGGGCTTTTTCGCAAATTGACCCGCAGACACAAATACAGAGTCTGATGGAAATCGGGCCGCCAGAAAGCTGTCGCACGAATTTTGCGTTGTATCAAATGAATCATATCCGTTGGCTTTGCGATGAGACGCTTGCATATGGTACGTCACATTATGCATCAGCCCGAATGACATATAAAGTTCTACAAAAAATGGAGTTTGCTGCGGCAATTCGTCGTGAATTCCGCTCTGTTCAAAAATACGGTCATAAGTTACCCGAAGGGTCTCAGCCGTCGCATGTAACACAATATATGCGCGATGTAGGGCTAATCGATAAAGACGGAAACCCAACACGAAATGCTCATCTTCTCTCAGACTTTGTAGGAACTGCAGATGTAAAAGTGCTAAATGGAGACGCAAACCTTGATGAGATGGGAGATATTAAATATTTTGAAGAGTTGTTGTGGTTAAACTTGGGTGTACCAAAGGCCATTCTTACAGCTGGAAGAGACATTAACCGCGATGTCCTAAAGGTGCAATATCCTCATTATCTTGAGACGTTAGAAGACATAACGGATATTCTTGAGTATGGGGATACAGGCCCCTTTTCAGGCATTCGCGCTATTATTGATTTGCAGCTCTTACTTGCCGGTATTAATCCAGATAGTGTGCTATATGACATAGTATGGTCCCAAAAATCAACAGAGACACAAGCAGAACGAATTGAACGTGTACAAGCGGCGCTTGGTAAGGGTGGAGGTAAAAAACTCATTACAACAGAGAAAGCCGTACAAACCATTGCGGATGACTTTGATATTGAAGACCCTATAAAAGTAGCAGAGCAACTAGAGGAGGAAGAGCGGCAACGTAAGCTAGATAACGCACACATAGCACCGACAAAGCATCCTGAGATTGATAATACATCTGGCAGAAAGGACAACGCGCCAAAAGAAGAAGAATTGTCTTTAACAGACGCAGCAGAGGATGGTTTGCCAAGTTTAGCACCGTTAGATGGAAAAGCGGAGAAAGTAACATTGCGCTTCTTTAAATCAGTGTACAACGACTTGATGCAACAAAAACCTGTAACTGACAGCTCGGACGATGATGACGATGATGAGGAAGACGACGATCTCTTTAGTGTAGATGACATTATAAGCTTGTTTGATGAGTCCTGGGACGTTAATAAAACTACATACCGCATTGGTTTAAATAAGTGGTTAACAAAAGCGGGTGAAGTTGGCGCGGACCGAGCTGCTGAACTGGTAGAGAAAAAAACATCTGGTGATGATTCAGAAACTGGTATCGGCATACGAATACACATTCCGCGAAAAGACATTCAGGATGATTTATATAATGCGGCAGCCGCGCGTATTGAAAATCTACGAGAACCAACCAAGAGGTGGATACGTGAGACGTTAGCAGCAGGATTCGAACAGAACAAAGGTTGGAAAGAAATTGCGGAAGAGTTACAAGCGGTTATTGTAAATGAAACACGCGCTACTACAATCGCAATTACAGAACTTTCGTGGGCGTATGGACGTATGCAACTCCGCGTATATGAAAATGCAGGGTATACACGGGTCATGGCCAATGAAGTCCATGATATGCGTACTTGTGACAAATGCAAAGCAAGACACGGTACGATTTACAGCATTCAGAATTGCCCAGGATTGGCGCATCCACGCTGTCGCGTTGACTGGCTGCCAGTAGATTAAAAGAAGGAGGTGAATATCACGTTGAAAATGTTTTATAAAAGCGAAAGGGGGATTCCTGTGATAATAGAAAGGAAACCGCGAATTGAAGTACAATTACAATTCTTTGGTAAGGTCGGATTCCATATGGATGATGAGAAGCCGAAAGAAAAGGCTGCTGTGGACGCCATTGACGACGATCCAATGTTAAAAAACATCAAAGGAGCACCGTCAGCAATCGATTTGTTGGCTATAAAAAAACAAATCGCCAACACTCCGTTATCAGAAATCGACCGTAATATTTATTATGAAGCAATCAGTGCTAAATGTCGTACAGAGTTTGGTTATTACGATGTAGAATATGCTGCTCGTCGCGAAAAAGAAGAAGAAGAAAAACCAAAAGAGATGGGTTTTACAGTAACCGTTACGGATTCTGTAGAGCCCATTTTTTCTGCCGTGACTGATTCTTCATCTGGTGAGGCGATGGACGTTTGCATGTCACGACCGCAACCAGTACTAGACTCAGCAGAAAAACCTACAGGTTGGTATAAGCAAATCGTGTCAAAAGTAAACACGATTAATGGCAACCAGCGTTTTTATCCAGAGGAGCAGTATCAGCCAGCGCTTGATGATTTAAAGAAAAAGAATTTCCCGTATGCTGGAGAGCATCCGCATCCGCCATTCTTCCGTGACCGACGCGGGAAGATTCAGTACGACATGAAAATACCTAATCAAGCAGTCCGCTTTCGCAATGCCTATATCGATGAGCAGAAAAACGTATGGGCGGAATATCGGACGCTTGATACAGATATGGGACGACAAGTGCAGGCCATGATTGATGCTGGATTACCGATTGGATTTTCAAATCGTATGGTAGCGTCAATGAGTAAAGTTACGGTCCAAAACATGCAAGTTGAAGTACCGCAGTCTATGAAGTTGCTAACGTGGGATGTCGTATTAAATCCCGCAGAAGACGACGCTTTCGGGGCGCCAGTGCCAGTTAACGATGAAGCACTGGCTGTTATTATGGATTCCTTACAAAAAAATGAGGGGGAACAAAAAATGAATTTCTTTACTATGAGCTTAGAAGAACTACGTAAATGGAAAAAAGAAAATGGGGGTCATGCGGAGATGGCCGCATGCGACGCCGCGATTGCAGCGAAAGAAAAAGAACAGTCACTGCTAGATGAGATTCAAGGATACAAAGATGCTGAGAAGAAGCGTCAAGAGCAGGAAGAGGCTGAGAAAAAGCGAGAAGAAGCACAAAAGGCACTAACCGATGCCGTTACGGCGCTTACTTGCCCTCAGAAACTGAAAGATGCATTGCTCAAAGAAGGTGAGGCAATTGTAGATACAGCAGAAGTTGGCCCATTTATCGAGCGCCGTCAAGCGCTTATTGATGCTATTGCTGTAGAAAACGGATTGAACAGCCTTGGTGTACCGAATACAGGGTTAGCTGCTACTCAAGACCCTTCTGTCCATGTGATTGCTGAAGGTCAGCCTTGGAAGCCGGTATTGGATAAGCTGCAGGCCGCTTTTGACGATCAACTTCGTCGAAAAGATAAAAACTTCCGTGTTGATCCAAAACTACGGGAAGGTAACCTTGCTATTCTTGACCGCGTGCTTGCTCAGATGGACCGAGAAGGAAATCAGCAATACAAATCATTTATGCATAGTCTAACAGATAGCGCCCAGGCAATTACAGATGGAGCTATCACTGACAGCGCGGCTACATCAACAGGAGACCTCGCACAAGTGCCGATGATTAGCATGGCATTCATGCGACAGTTATTCCAAGACCTGAAATTCCTACAGTTAACCATGGCTGAATCATTCGGTGGTACCACATTTAAAATTCCAGTCGAATTTATGACTGAGGACATTTACTCGCAAGATGACTTCGGTGCTATTGGAGAATATGATGGAATCCCGTCTGAAGGCGTAGAAACTTTCATGCTCGAATATGGTGCGGAGTGGTTGAAACGTGCAACAAAGATTTCTAAAGAGGCTCAGGTTGAGTTGTCAAAAGGTCCATTCAATTATGATGCTGTAGCCCGGAATCTAGCTAATTTGAACTTACGCATGCAACGCAATGTCGATCAGCGTATTTCTCTTGAAATGTTGGCTGTTTCTGATGAATACGAGGCAAAAACGGTAACAAAGGAAGCTGTGGCGGCTACTGAAATCCAAGCAGTAACTCCAGGTATGGGATTGCATGCAGCTACGAATGCAGCATTTATCGTGAAGCTTTTGTGTGGTGCTGCTCCGGGTGCTATTCCAGCGCAACGGCCGCCGATTGTTCGACCGCGTAAAAAAGTATGGCTTGATGAATTGGGACGTAGCCGCGGCTCACTAGTGAACGACTTCGTTGTAAAACTAGGAAGCACTAAGTTAAACCGTGGTGTTTGGGATGCAATTAAATCGCAAATTCTTCCTATCCCTGGCGGTGCAACTCCGGATTATGCTGTTGACTTTGAAACTGGCGATGTGTACTTTACAGCTGAATCAGGCGTAACCGCTGAAAACCGCCCAACCATTGAGAGCTACGCATATGCAACTAATGTCAGCTTCTTCAGCTTAACTGTTCCAAACGGCGTGGACACTGCTAAATATTATAATCGTTTGGTAGAAATGGTTACGGACGAAAAAGCATACATGGGAAGCGCGCCGCGCTTTGTAACACCAGACTTCCTGATCGGTTCATTGAATGCTATGGCACCAGTTAAGAAAGCTGAACTGTTCTATCGTTATGCATCTCCGCAAGGAACGAACCTATTGCAAGGAGATATGTATTTTGCTGTACGTGACAATATTCAGTTCGGTGAGCATAATGCACCGTGGGCTGCCGGTGACCGTCGTCTATTGCTTGGTAAAATGAACGCGACACGATTCGGTGTAGGTTCTCCGTTCGAGTTGGAAGGTCCGCATCCATTCATGGCTCCAAACGGACAAATTACATCGGCGAAACAGTACTTTGCAACACAGCAAATCGCTATTTGCACACCGCAGGTAATTGATAAGTATGGTAAAACTTACAATCCTCCGTATCGCACAATCAAGTTCTATTAAAGGAGGCTATAGACAAATGCCTATAAACAACGGAAATCCATTTGTGCACCCAGTAACAGGGCGTATGGTACCAACCGGACATATGTATACAACGTTTAATCCGAATGAAGATCCTACAGAGAAAAAAACTGTAGGTTCTTCTGCTTCCAGGAGAAAAAAGGAGGCAGAGGACAATGCAGCTCGACAAGCTGATACAAAAGGTTCGGAAAGAAATAAAGGATGATACTGAGCCTTATCTAAATGACGACCCGGATATCATTTCTTTTCTCGAAGAAGCTGCGGCCGATTTCTCAAAATATCAGCCGCGGCAACGTCGAGGTAAGGTAAACCTGATACCAGGGGTGGAAGAATATCCGCTACCAACTGACTATCAGACATGGATTTCAGGTTTAGAAGGATATGAAGTCGTTGGCAGTACTCTATATGTTGAAGGGATATATGCTCCTATGGAGGTATCGTTCACTTATTGGGGTATGCATGCACCGGAAACGGTACCGGATTCATATGTTTCAGCACTTCTAGATTACATTATGTTCAAACAGATGGATGAAATGGTACAAGAAGGTACTGAAATTAGCGGCTTAAAGCTCGGAAAAGGGCTTGATATTAAGTTTGATAACTTTGACGAGTTAAACAAAGCAGCAGAGCGTCGCTGGCGACAGTATCTACAAAAAGTAACCGGCCCTGTTGGAGGGTATACCTGATGAATGCTGAACGTCTTGCCTATAAGGTTCGTCGAATCATTCAACGTCATATTCGGGATAAAAATTATGAGTTGGCAGTTCTGCTTGAAACACCTGCGCCGGATACCAAAAACCGAAAAACATTCAGTTTAGAGGATGAGGGAACGTCGACACCGCCAGACAAAAAGGAAATTAAAATCGTTATTACCGCTCATAGCATTGATGAAAATGCCACTGAAATCGGAGACAACCCAGATGAAATTTTAGAATTCATATCGATAGAAGATGGTAGTGAACCCGAGGAAAAACAAGTTCAGGAGGGAATGATGCTCCTTTACAACGGAAAAAAATACAATGTACAGCTAGTGGCTCCCGCTACGCTGGCTGGCATGCTAATTATCAAAGAATGTACAGCAAGGTCGGTGAAATAATGGACTTCAATGGTCTATTTCAAGCATTGTCGTCGATTCCAGAAGGAGTACAGCGGGCAACGAATCAAGGACTGCGGAAAAGTGCGGTTATTGTGATGAAGCGAGCAAAAAGCAAATTTGGTACGTATCAGCCAGCGTCACACGGATATCCTGCATGGCCAAAGTTAAAACCGGAAACAGTTCGCCGAAAACATTTAGTTCGAACTGGAAGGAGCAAAGGAAAACTATCACGTGCGGCTACTAGATATTTAAGAAACTTTGGAGCGTGGGGCGCTGGCGGAAACGCAGATTCTCCACTTGTAGATACCGGTCATCTAAAGAATGCCATTACAGTCGATGAGGCGGAAATTAGTAGCGGCACTGTATATGTGGGTGTAGCCAAGGGAGCTGGAGGCGGGGGAAGTGGGAGTGTAGCGGGCGCTGCCGCTCACGAATTTGGATACTCTCCAAAAGGTATTCCTGCACGCCCTTACCTCCGCCCTGCATTAGAAGAATCGCGTGAGGAAATCAAAAATACAGTAGCACAGGCAATACTTGATGAGTTAGGGAGGATAGGACGATGAGAGACCCTTTACTCCCTGCCTATAAAGCAATACGGGCCGCTATCGAACATGTACATGGTACAGATTTCCCTGTTCTAGATGCGATCCCCCCACCCGCTGAATTTAAAAAACAGATACCGGCCGCCAACATCACATATATTAGCGGGACATTAGAAAAAGCATTAATGCGTGAACACGAACCTCATGCTATGAAATTAAACCATGATGGCACATATACCGTAGCTACAGAGTCAAGCAGGTTTGATTACTTACTACAAGTATCTTTCTTTGCAGAAAGACCTGGAATCGCGCAAAAGCTATCAAATGAATTTATGGCATACATCGAAACTGAGAATGATATTCCGATTCCTAATGACAAATGGGAAAAGAGTATAGAAATTTTCCTTACAGCACCGCCACTACCACCGCGCGGCGAACCAGATGTGTATCAGGTAGATGCTACATATCGTTGTCGCGGTAAGTTATTAACAGAATCCATTGCAAACGCCATAAACTCATCAAATTTCAAGCCAAAAGTAAGGTAAGGAGGAAAATACATTGCCTATTTTACGAGGTGCAAAAAGTCTCCAAGGTCTTCCACCGAATGTCTATGTAAATGAGCTTGCGCCACCACAGAATGAAACTGTGGAATTGAGTTCATTTGTACTTGGTTTTATCGGTGCGTTTGACCGTGGACCAGTAAACCAGTTTGTCCGTATTAAACAGACGCCAATGAATAAGTTGGTGGATTCAGCAGAAATTATGTTTGGTTTGCGAGACAACCTAGAGAAAGGGAACCAATTACTCGACCATATCGACCGTGCGCGGGTTACAGATGCTATTTTTGTCCGTGTGTTAGGTGATGGCCATGCAACAGCAGGACTAGAGCTAGATGACCGCCAAACGACGCCAGAAGCCACACTTGGTATTAAACCAAAAGCGGGACCTGGGGAATACGCGAATGTTTTTTCTGGTGAAGTTCAAGATGGTACAGAAACCGGAACATTCAAACTGATTTTACAGTCTGATATCGGTGGGAAAGAAACATATGACAATTTATCAATGGACCCAAAACATGAGCGGTATGTCGTAAAAGTGATCAACGGCACCAGTGCTCATTTTGTTGTAGAGGACCTGAAATCAAGCGCTGCTGATTTCGTCACTGCACGACCTGCTGTAAAGGCAAACACACAGTTAACGGGTGGCAAGAATGGGGCTCCTATTACAGAGAACGATTATATCGGAACATTTGATCCTGGTACCGGTAGACGAACAGGTTTGAAATTACTTGAGGGCATACCGTCAACCATTGTAACTGATGTGGCATACATTGATTTTTCTAGTCAGAAAGCCGACGATGCTCTCCGCGGATTCGGTGAAAAATATAATGTAACAACGTATATTGGTACAAACACCGCTAATACGGTTGCTGCAGCTATTGAATATCGGAAAACCTTTGATACGGACCATGTACAAATGACATTTGGTCGTTATATTTCAGTAACCGGTCAGGTAATTTCAGGGGCATGTTTATCCGCTATTGTACATGTCATTGGAGAAGTAGAGGATTCCGGCCTAGCGGTCGAATGCAACTGGATTGCAGGAGCTGAACAACCTATTGATTTTGAGATGGCTACCGAACTTTATAAGAATCAAATCGCAGCATTCGAATTGAAGCCGAGCGCAAAGGGTGATGGATCGACAGCTTGGCGTATGGCAAATGATTATACGCTGGCGCAAAAAGATGTAGAAGGGAATATCATCACAGATGATGAAAACCGGAAGGTAAACCGGCGACGTTTAAACAGTTGGATTGAGAAATCATTATTTGGCGTGTCTGCTCCATGGCAGGGTAAAGCAATGACGCCAAAGATGAAGCGGGCAGCAGAAAATCGCGTCCGTGGATTCATGGATAATCTCAAGACGCCTATCAATCCCTTGGAAAACCCTAAAATCATGGATTACAGTATTAAATTTAATGAACAAGCCCAATTTATCGACCAGTATGTACGTGATTTGAAAGTACAGCATTTCAATACAGCAGAATGGGTGCTTATTAACTTCCAAGGTGGTACGAATGTGGAGGTGGACGTATAATGTTGAAAATGAATTTGCAGTTTTTCGCTGAAGACGGGATTCTCGGTAAAAAACTTATCATCTCTATTGTCGATGTAGAAGGTAAAGAAATAGAATTAAAAGATCGTAATGGGAAACTAGTGTCTAAATCACCCGAAATCCTAAAGTGGAACGTGGAAGGCATCGACAATGAAGAGAAAAAGTATCCAATCGGGGAAGATACTGAACACCGTCAGGTTCACTATGTAGGATACCAGGGCTCAATTGAAGGACAAGACATCAATAGTTGGTATAGTGATGTAATGGATTTAATCCAAGAACATTACGATAAAACAGGGTCTACGCTTCAATTTACGTTCACTACCACAAAAACATATAAGGACGGTATGGTACGTAAGCACAAATATACAAATGTTACCTTCAACAAATTTAGCGAATCGGCAGACGGAAACAACAAACCGCTGCAAAATAAATTCAGTTGGCATGCGCAAAAACGAATTCAAATCTCTTAATTACAAGGCCCTCTCTTTGAGGGCTTTTATATTTCTATTCTAAAAGGAGGCCATACAATGGCAGAGAACAAAAACGTAGTACAGGATAATACAATTACACTTTCAACTGGTAAAGTTATTACAAAGCGAGTAAAGAAAGGTCAACATCATTTCATGGAGCGCGCGTTACTTGCGGCCTGCATGAGTGAAGGCGGGCAAAACATCGGTGGAGTTATGTCTACAATGACCATTCAAAACATCTTCAGCATTGGAACAATTGACAGTGAAGAAGTCAAACCGCCAAAGGACTTGGGAGACGTATATGAGATAATGGACAACTTCACTTATGACGAGTGGGCTGAATTCGAAAAGTTGGTGCTACCTAAAGAAGTTCAAGAAAAGTTGGATGCAGCGGCAAAAAACTCGCCGAACAGCCCTGGTTTAAAAACCGAGTCCAAGTAGCGCTCGCATCTGGGGCTGGTATAAGCTTTCGTGATACGCTTGATATGGATGATGTAGAGCTTTTAGCTGCCATAAGTATTGTGAATGAATGGAACGAAAAGCACCCTCCTCCTGCTTTCTAGGTCGAGGGTGCTAAAAAGATAATTTTTTGATAAATATTTCCTGTATAATACGTAGTACATATTATAGGGGGGATGTTTATGAAAAAGCTTATGTGTATCATGCTTGCGGCGTTCCTTATATTCACTCTGCAATTCTCTGCTGCCGCAGCACCCGCTAAAAAAACGCCAGCAGCCTACACGCCGTCATCAATAAATATTGTGTATGACGGAAAACCGTTACAATTAAAGAATAAGCTGATGAGGTATAAAGAGTTTATACTTGTGCCTGCCCAAGAATTTTATGAATATCTTGGTGCAAATGTTACATGGGACAAAGATGCTGAAATGCTTGCTGTAAATACGGATACAGATTCCGTTTTATTCTTCAAAGATCAACAAAGCGTTATCATAAACGCAATTCAATATCCAATGGTAACTCCGGCCGTTATGGTAAACGGAATGCTGATGATAGAAGTTACGTCAGCCGCTTCTTCGTTAAACTATGGAGTATATGCCGAAGGAAATGATATATATATGGAGCCCATAAGCATAGAAGAAGATACGAAATCTAAGGGCGACATCTATGATTGGAATATACCGATAGATGATGATATAGAGAAAGAACGCATCAAGCATGCCTATAAATACGGCATTTAGGAGGTACGCATGAAAATTCTTGGTTTTTTACTGTTTTTATTAGCTTTAGTACCACTTATAGGCGTTATAAATCCCAACCTCTTAAATAAAGGCGCTAAAAAACCGTTGTCACGTAGCATTTGGGTTTTTTCTGCGCTTATCCCTATAGCTTTAGGGATTCTCTTCATAAACACAGGAACAGAACGTGAGGTAGATAACAAAATATCGGAAAGTACAAAGGAAGAGAACCAAACTGCATATGATGATTCACTTCCGGCTGATCCACAGGAAAGTGAGAAAATAAAAGCATATGGTAACCGTCTTAGCGACATCGTAACAAATATAAACAAAGAGGTAGAGAAACAAGCGGAAAGCCCTGATCAGATAGCTTGGTCCTCCTTCGCTCAAAATGTACGAGAAGAAATTAAGAATGAGCATCAAAAATTTAATAATGAATTTCCAGTAGTTAAGGTGTCAGAGGGAAATCGCCAAAATGTCATTTATATGAACGATTTGTATATCACTGTTGAAGGAGAATACATTAAAGCGGCATGGGGTGTTTTAGATGGAAGTGGTGATATACATACACTCAAAGAAACTCAAGACAAGGTAACTGGTCAATTTAAAAAAATACAATTTCAACAGTAAGGAGTGCATCTAATGCGCTCTTTTTTTATTGGAGGTGAGGATATGAGCAATATATTAGACTTAGCGATCGCTATTACGTTGAAAGATCAAGTGACATCTGGTGTAAATAGCGTTATCGGTCAATTTCGCTTGATGGAACAGGCGGCAGACGATGTACAGAAGAAAATGGATAAATTCAGTACAATGACTTGGGCAGGCGGTGCATTGGCCTTAGGAGGCGTAGCAGCTTTCTCTGCTGTTTCAGGTGCAATTGTAGAAACAACAAAGCAAGCAATGGAATTTGAAGATGTAATGAATAAAGTTAAAGTTGCTGCGTTTGGTAAAGATTTGCTGGACGTTTCTAAGGCACAAGAAGTTAAACAAACGCTTGCTGATTTACAAGAAGGATTCGAAAAGCTTGGTATGGCAACAACGTTCACAGATAAAAGCGTAGGGGAAGCTGCTTTGGGCATGCTTCGGGGCGGTTTGTCAAAAGAGTTTTTGCTCGGTGAGAAAGGCAAAGATGGAAAATACAATTATTCAGGATTAGCAGCAGCTGTATACTCAGCACAACTAGGCGATGTTGACCCGATGGTCGCTGGTGATTTCATTGCGAAACAGAAAGCCGCTTTCAATATGACTGGAAACCGAGCATTAGAAGCTACAAACTTTTACGCAAAAACGTCAGCAGCCTCTACAATGGATTACCAACAATTGATAAGCGGTATGCTCACAGCTTCTGGTGTTGGTGGAACCCTGGGTTTAAGCCCGGAAGATACGGCTTTGTTAGTCGCAACAACAGGAACGTATACAAAGGATGGGGGAGCGGCGGGTACATTCACAAAGGATTTTTTAGACCGTCTTATACCTCACACCAAGAAACAAAAAGAAACAATGATGGAACTTGGGTGGTTAAAAAAGGGGGAAGAGCGAAGTATCTTCTTTAATGAAGACGGCACAATTAAAAGTGCCGATTTCTTGTTCAAAACGTTTCAGGAGGCACGAGAGAAGTTTGCACCAGACGAATTTCAAAATATGATGCATAAGGTCTTCCTTGAACAAGGTAAAAATACAGCACTCGCATTAGCTAATGAGTCCGATGTATATAAACAAATCAAAGACAATATAAACAATCAGCTTGATATGTATCAGCAGGTAGAAGTTATTATGAGTGGCGGCAAAAATATGCTGGACTCTTTACAGGAGACCTGGACAATTACAAAGCGTATCTTTGGCGATCCGTTCCTAGAACCTGCTAAAAAAATGATTACTGAGTTTAAAGATATCCTAGAAGATTTCATACAACCCTGGGCAAAGGCTCATCCAGATATGATACGAACCATCGGGCTCGTTGGATTGGTTGGTAGTGCCTTTATGATACTCGCAGGATTAGTACTGGCTGGTGTCGGTGCGTTCGGCATGCTAACGATTGCTATGAGCGCTGCTGGTATTACTTTTACAGGTGTAGCGGCTACTGCTGGAGGATTTTTACTTGTGGCCGCAGCTATTGCTGGTATCGCATATCTAATCTATCAAAATTGGGACACTGTGAAAAATTTGTGGGAGGAGTACGGCTGGGTCGTTAGGGGTGTGGCTGGTATCTTCTTGGTAGCTTATACACCGGCTATTATTTTAGCGACTGCTAATTTACTTCGGTTAGCTGCTATTACAACTTATACAGCTATACAAACCGCTCTCTTGCGTGCATGGACTGCGGCTTCTGCCTTTGTTATGGGCGCTTACCGTAGCGTCGTACTCGCTGTAACCTTAGCGAAATGGATGTACGCAGTTTCTACAGGGGCGGCCACCCTCGCTACCCGTGGGCAAATGCTTGCTGTTATGTTGCTTGCGCCGTGGATAGCTACCGTAAGGCTTGCTGTTATGACATGGACTGGAGCGCAGTGGCTTTTAAATGCCGCACTTACAGCAAATCCTATCGGCGCCGTCATTATGATTATTGTTGCGCTTGTCGCAGCAGTTGCACTTGTTATTTATTACTGGAGAGATTGGTGGAATGCACTTAAAAACTTCGCCGATAACGTACCTGGATGGGCTGCAGCTCTCTTGTCTGCTTTCGCCCCAGTAATCGGGATACCTATTACTATCGCTAAGTACTGGGATACAGCTATTGCAAAGGTTAAAGAATTTCTGGGATTGGAACCTGAAAAAAAGGAAATTCCAGCGCCGAAAATGCCGGATTTCTCTAATGTTCCAGGGTTGAATAACGGACTTAAAATTCCGGCAACGGTTGATACATCGAAAATCCCTCAACAACTTATGCAACTAGGTCTACCGCAATCGAATTTAAAGATTCCAGTGAACCTAGACACAAAGCATGTAAACGAGCAAATGACACAGCTAAATCAGCAGATGACCAATAATCCGGTAAATGCGACAGGCATTCAAATTCCTGCAAACCTTAATACGGAAGAATTGATGAAAAAGGTAAACGCCATGACGCAACCAGGTGCCGGTGGGATGCCTCCGATTGAAATGCCAGCTAATCTTAATACAGAAGAGCTAATGAAGCAGATAAATGCTATGGCACAGCCGGGAGCCATTCCACAAATGCAAATACCTGCTGGTCTAGATACTGAGAAACTACAGAAAGAGATGGCCGCACTGAATAAGCAGGTTATGACTCCTAAAAAAGTGGAAGTTATCAGTAAACTGAATTGGGAGCATGTAAAGCAACAAACACCACTTTTACAGAAGCATATGAATGCCGCTGGGAAAACAGCGGGTACAGACTTTGCAAAAGGTATTACATCAGTATATGGCGTCATAGGAAATGCCATTTCTGGAATACGTGGTGTTATTACTTCAAACCTTCCAACCGCCGAATCGATGCGGAAATATGGTTCAAACCTTATAGATAGCTTTGCGGATGGTTTGTTGTCAAAAGTATCGGCTGTTCGTAGTGCATCACAACAAATTGCGGCAGCTGCACATGCTAATTTGGGCGTACAGTCGCCTACAAAAGAAGGTCCGCTTCGTACAAACCATCTATGGGGTGGCAATCTAGCGACTTCACTTGCCAAAGGAATGTTAAGTAGAATTTCTGAAGTGAGAAGCGCATCTGCTACTATAGCGGATGCTATGACCGTGAAAGGACGTTACAGCTTAGAAGGAGATGTACAGAATCCTAACGCTGTTATACATCCGGGACGCCGTGTAAGCGCGAAGGAGGCCGCAGAAGGAACGGGAGCCATTACGGTTAATGGGCCTCTCATCGGAGCTATCTACCAGCAACCAGGGGAAAATACAGAGGCTTTTGCACAACGTGTAGCACAGATTTTAGAGAGAAATCAAAATAAAAAATCCGTGCAATCAAATCTTACAATCGGATTAGGACCGATTGCTCCGGGGGTGATATAAATGCGAGTAACCCTTGGCGGTGTTGAATTAAAAGTTTTTGAAAAACCGGATTTTATTCAAATGGGCGGCAAGCAAATGATTGCGAAACGTGAATTTCCGGGTGGCGGGGTAAGCTTTCAGAATATGGGGCCAACATATCGACCGATTAGCTGGACTGGCGTATTTATTGGTCCCGATGCTTATGATCGCATGATGAAAATCGGACTTATGAGAACAGCCGGAAAGCCCGTTACATTGGTAACAGATAAAACTTCAGCTCCTGTCTTGATTGAGGAATTCTTGCCAGATTTAAAGTCTGAGCATCGAATTCCTTTTTCTATTACATTGCTACGTGTAGTGACAGAAAATAAACAGACAAAAACAAAAGCACAAGCTATGGATCAGGTAGCTGCAGCATTTAAAAAAGCCATGGCTAAACAGACACAACAAAAAGCTAACACACCAGCAGCCCCAGCAAAAACAAACGGCAAGTTAGGGATTAAATACACAATTAAAAAAGGAGATACGTTGACAAAAATTGCTGCTAACAAATATAAGAATGCAAATCGATGGACAGAAATTTATGAGAATAACAAGTCGGTTTTGATAAAGGGCCCTCATAACATCAAGGAAGGTTGGGTGATTAATCTGTAATGTTAAAAAGTAGCCTGATTAATCGTTCAGGACCTTTTCGTCCTATCGGAACACCAGTTTTAGATATTCGAATAAACGAACAGAAGGTTAAGAACTGGATATCATTTCGTGTCGAACTAAACGGGTTAGGTGCGGTTGATTCGTTTGATGTAACACTTCCTTGGGAAGTTACTGACGAGACGCCAGTTGATCCGCTTCTGTTCAGCGGTCCAAAGAAAGCAGCTACACTAGTAAAAGGTGGAGCTAATATCAAGATATCAGCTGGCTTTAAAGAGGAGGGTGCTTTATCTCCTTTAATTGAGGGACCAATGGATCGCCCTGTATGGGATTTTGATGCAGAACAAGGGGAGGTTGTGACGGTTTACGGTCGCTCATACGGCGCAAAACCTTTTGATTACAAAGAAACCGTAAAGTATCAAAATCACACGAGTACCGCCGCGTTTAAGGCCATTGCAAAGAAACACGGACTGACACCTGTTGTTCCAGTGGAAACCCATACGCTCATTGGCAGCTACTCTAAGGAAGACCATGTAAATGTAAAGCGCGAAGTCTCGCATTGGGATTTCGTGCTTTATTTATGCCAACAAGAAGGATTTACAACACGTGTATGGGGAAAGAGTTGGTTTTTCGGTCCGCGTGAGAAGCTTCCTGGCTATCTGAAACCACCAATTCCATTTACTTGGGGTCACAACATCGACCGACCTTTTCGGATTGAGCGGGCACCAAACGCAGCCAGGAATCTTATCGTAGAAGTCATTTCATGGATACCTGGAAAGCCAAAACCACCAAAAAGAACAAAGAAAGGAAAACCAATAACTAAGCCCGCAAAGGGAGAGGCCAAGGGACAACGAATCGTAGAAAAAGCCTCGTTTGTAGGCAGCTCGTTTGGCCATAAATATACGATGCGTTATTATTTTCCGAACTTGACTCGAGACCAATGCCAGCGAAAAGCACGTGCAATTCTACAACAACTCTCTAGCATGCAGCTCTATGGCTCGTTTCGTACTGATTGGTGGCCCGAGTTAGCTAATGACCGGCGCATCGCTCTGTTTGGGGTTGGCCAGACACTTTCTCAAGTTTATTTTTGTCCGAAGATTATCATCACAGGCTCAAAGACGGAAGGGATTCGCACAGAAATTACGTTTACAAATCTACCATTAGAGGAAGAAGGTCGTTTTGGATGATTGGTTATGATGAGCAAGCACGTCGTTTTGAGGGCGGTGGAATGAATGAGTCGTTTGTCTTCGGTATTATATCTGCGGAAGACGAAGATACGCGCATGGTAAAAATACGTGTACAGCCCTGGGATGAAGAGAGTGGATGGTGTCGGGTATTGAAAGATACATTTTATCCAATCCCTCCGCATGCTACGCATGCCCACCACGCTGATCCAGACGGTGAAGAAGAAGTGATGCCGCATCCAGGAAAATGGCATAAGCACGATAAGCATACACCACACATACCTCAGTGGCCTTACAAAACGGGCATGGAGGTGCTTGCAGCTGTTGTCAAAGGCTCTCAAGGTAGTGGTGAATTTGTCGTTTTAGGGCCTTTGGATGATGGAGAGATGGATCCGGAAGAAGAACCGAAGCTTATAGAAATTGAAAATGATGAATGGGGTACATGAATATGGCTGAATTCGGTACAGATATCCTGATTATAAATGGGGAAGTCATATGGAACGGCGATGATATTGCGACTGTAAGCGGAGTAGAAAACGTAAAGCAGCAGGCCTATCTACAATTCTTATGTGACCGAGGAGAAAGCGAATTTTTTCCGTTCTATGGGGAATTGATTTCTTTTCTTCGCGGTAAACCTTTCACAGCATCACAAAAATCTCAGGCTGAAGAACAGGCCCGTGAAGGGCTTATGCTTGTAGGGACAGCCGATGGTGAGGGGTGGATTCAGGAAGTCATTGACTGTCAAGTGTATCTTTCAAATGTGGAAGAGCGTCAGGTCATTCGACTATATGCAAAGTTTTTGCCCCGAGGGGTTACTGATGCACAAGAGTTCGATTTGGAGGTAGGTGACATGTATTGAACTGGCCTACACAAGATGACGTTATACAGGTATTAGTCGATGAGCTTATCGGCGAGGGAAAGCGTATTGAAGACCTGCAAAACCAGTGGTTTTCAAAGCATTTAATTATCGCATTGGCTACAGCCATTTTTATGCTAATTACAGTTGTGAAATTTGTATATGAAAATCTAACGACTGTGAATGCAAAAGGGGAAAAGCTGGATGAACGTGGGTTTGAATACGGCGTAGAACGAAAGAAAGAAACATATGCCATTCATACAGTGACATTATGGAAAAGTTCTCCTGTAGATAAAGACACACAAGTCCCAGATGAATTCCTTGTAACTACTGAACCAGTAAACGATAACCCACCTATTCAATTTCGCGTCATTGCTGACCAGGATAAGTATATCGCAGTCGGACAGAATTCTGTATCTGGTGTAAAAGTTATCTGTACGGAGCCTGGGGAAATCGGAAATGTAGGGCCCGGAGAAATCAAACTTATTGCGCAAGCTGGTTTTGACTATGTAACGGACTCTCAAATATTAGAATCTGGAACGGATAGAGAAGATGATGCTCCGTACCGACAACGAATCTTGGACAAAAAAAGAAATCCGGAACGCGGTGGCGTTGAAATTGATTATAAAGTATGGGCTGAAAGTGTTGATGGCGTGAAGGCAGCGTTAGTATTACCCTTGGCCCGAGGAAACGGAACTGTCGATATTGTTATTTCTGGAAATGAGGGTATTGCAGGACCCGATCTTGTAGCACGTTGTCAGGCGTTTATTGATACAAAGACACCAGCCGATATTGCTGATGGAGGTGTACGAGTCATCGCGCCAACTCCTATTGTCATTAATCTCGTTTTAAGTGGCTGTATCTGGCGACAAGGATATGATAATACGATAGGTGATCCATTTGTACGTCAAACATTACAGGACTACATTCATCAAAAAGTAAATACAGACCGTATATTTCGTATTTATGATGTGATTGCACTTGCAAAACAAACGTACGATCCCGCAGATGTGAACAAAAATCCCATCCTGCTTGATTTTGTATTGGAAGAACCCAGCGCAAACATTTCCCTTAATGGGACCGATGTAGCTGTTCCAGGTACCATTACATTGATATAAAAGGGAGGGTGTATTTATGGGGTTTATGGATTTTCTTTTCAACATGTTCCCACATCGTTGGCTAAAACGCGATGCTCCAGGTACATTTCGCTTTTTCATAGGGTTAGGTAATGTTCTGGACAAATATGATGAAATGGTAAAACAAGTTGAGAGAGAGGCTGATGTACGTACTGCTGTTTTAACACTTCCAGAACGTGAAGGGGAATATGGACTTAATATCGATCCTTCACTCCCGCTCGATGTCCGCCGAAACCGGCTAATCGTTAGGATGGGGGAAGAAGGAGGCCCTACAAATAAAAAAGATTTTGAAGCAGCACTTACTATGTTGTTAGGGGCTCCTACAAAAATTATCACATATCCAAATGAGCATGCTGTTATCTATGAATGCGAAAATAACGGCCAACCAATTAATATTTCAAATGCAAATGAATATATCCTTCGAAACAAACGAGCGCATGTAGGTCATAGCTACATCGGAAAAATTCTGGGAGAAGGGATCGTTGTATCTGGTAATGTACGAAATTTCGATGTAACTTACCGCCGTTGCGGAGAAACCATTACAGAAGGCGTTCGAGATGGACAACTCGCACAGGCTGGTGTAAATGTCTTAGGAGATGCTTACGGCTTTGACGTTCCATATCGACGTTGTGGAGAAGCCTATACAGGAGAGGAGGCGTAAATCTTGGCTGAAGGAACGGTTATACAACCGAGATACTTAGATATTATTCGCGATGCCGCAGATGCCGCAGTCGCAAAATCACTGGTTACCATAGATGGGGAGCAAAAAGAATTTCCGATTTATCGTACCTTGGTAGATGGTTATAAAATACGTAAATACATCTACATTCAAAATGACACTGGACATATCACAAATGCCGTATTGTTGGACCATGCTGGTAATCAATTAGCCATTAAGCCTCACAATGTACAAAAGGGCACCGATGGCTTTGTGATTTGTTTTGAATTGGAGATTAAACTGGAGGTGAAATAGATGGCCGGATATATACCCATTCGCTTTAAAGATACGATTAAAGACCCTATCACAGGAGACATCATTGAACGGGGAACACCATTAAATCAGGTAAACCTTGACCATGTAGAGGATGGGATTCTCTTAGCTCATGAGAAACTAGAATTAATGGAATTAGAAATGGCCCGTATGAAAGTCTATATGGAAATCGACGGTCGAGTTACAGGAGGGAAAGGGACA